ATATGCGACTTCAGGGCCGTGAAGTTGGCGCCGTCGCCGTTGGTGACGTCCACTGTCGTGGTCGTGCTGGAGGCACCAGAGACAGCCGTGTTCGCCACCGCGGCCTGCTGCTGCATGCCGAGCAAGTTGACCACCACGTCGTGCCAGTCCGGGTCGGTCGACGCCGTCCCGGGCGTGTACAGCTCGCACTCGAATGACCACTCAGTCGTGCTCTTGAGGTCGATGGAGCCGATCTTCGTCCCGGTACAGAACGCATCCTCCCGCGCCTGCCGCGGGCTCTTGGTCGTCACGCTGGACGAGATGATCCGAAGCGCCGACGCTGCCAACGGGTACTGAGTGACGGGCGTGCCGAAGGTCGTCTCTGCTTCGACAAAGAGGACGCGGCAGTTTGGGGCGCCTCGTGTGGGTCCGCTCATGGTGTGCTCCGTGCGGGCCTCAGCCCGGGTAATCCTCGATGCTCTCGACCGTCAACCCGAAGGCCAGGACGACGTTCGCGTCGTTTAGGGCGTCGTCTGATCCGATGTCTACGCGGTCGATGGTCGCGCGGTTGATGCGCCCGGCCGTCGTGCCCGTGCCGTTATTCAGCGTGTACCCCCGAGCGCCGGCAGACGTGCCACGCAAGAACATGTCCATCACGACCGCCACATAGTCGAGCACGCGCAGCATCAGGTACTGCTCGTCCCCTGGGACGTTGCGGTCGAGGATCAGCAGGTACAGCGTGAAGTGGTGCGGCAAGATCCGGCTGTTGTTCAGCGTCTCGCCGTCCGTCGATTCCCAGACGATCGACATCGTTGGCGACTGCTGCGGTTCCTGGCTGCCGAGGTAGTAGCCCTGGTTGTACGCCACGACGTTGGGAAGATCGGTGTCCCCGAGGCCCTCCGCGGTGCGGTAGTTCGCTAGCTCGTCATTCAGCGACAGATGCACGCCCGAGGACGTCGTCAAGAACGAGTAGATCGCGTCGAGCACCAGTCGGGGGCCGATGACAGGCATCAGACCGTCTTCCGGCGGGATAGTTGCGTCAGGGACTTCGACCGCTTGTCGGCGGCGTCCGCGTCGAGCACTCCAGCGTGAACGCCTAGCGCTGCCTTGCGATGGTCGACCACGACCCGCTGGAGCATCTGGGATATCACGAAGGTAAGGCCGCTCTTGTTCCGCAGGTTGCGCGAGAACTTGATCGGCGGGCGGGCCGGCAGGTGCCGGCTCGGGACCCCCGTCTGGTGGTACTTGCCATACTCAGCGGCGGGCCCCTTGATGCCGACCTCAAGCGAGTCCTTTGTCCGCTTGACGCGCGACCCAGAGCCGGAGCCTGTCAGCGCATCCCGCAGCGCAGACGTGCGGACCAGCAGGCCCCGACCTGGGAAGTCGCGAGCCTTGCGGGCCCGGTAGGCCGGGGACAGCCGCACCCAGCGCCGCCGATCTCCAGTGCCGGCCCCGCGGGTGCGGAATGTGCGCGAGTTGTGGCGGTGGATCAGGTCCACCATCGGCGGCCACGCCTCGCTGAAGTCGGGCACGAGGTTCGCCCAGCGCTCCATACCTGCGGCGAGCTCGGCGCCGCTCGGGTCCATCACGATCGACGGCCCTGCGTCCACGCGACCGCCGAACGAGCCGCGCAGTCCCGCGGTTCGTGGTCCAGGCGCGAACGCCATCAGAGGGCCTCGCCGTCGTAGATGGTCGCCGGGGGCACGTAAGGTCGATCGCCCGTGCCGAAGGTGTCGTTCCAGTCCGGGTCCTTGCCGTCGGACCAGTCGGACGAGGCCCAGCCGCTGATCGGCAGGTTGTCCGCGGCGCCGTCGGCGATCAACGCCTCCCGCAGCCCGCGATCGGTCTTCAGGTCCTCGAGCATCGCCATAGCGGCGTCGATGAGGCGCTTTGCTGTCGTGTCTCCACTGCCGGCAGCGCGCGAGCCCTGAGCCCGGATCCCGACGCTCCCCTTGGCCTCGAGCAGACGCCCCGACGTGAGCAGCGCCTCGCACTCCGCGGCCCATCCGGCGCCCGCGCTGGCTGCCGTGAACGAGGAGGAGACGCCTGCGCGCTTGAGACAGACGCGGATGTAGTCGTAGGCCCGCGCCCAGATGAACGCGCCCTGCGTCGCCGTGGGCGTCGTGGCGGGCGAGTCCGAGAGCGTGCCCAACTGCGGGGCGTGGCTCTGCGCGATGGCGATGGTGGCGTTAAAGGCCATCAGGCCCCCCGCTTCGGCGCCTTGCGCTTCTTCGGCTTGGGCGGCTCCTCCGCAGGAGAGGCCCGCCGCCTCGCGATGAGGTGAGCGGCGTCTGCGGGGCCCGCCAGGAACACCGCGCCGGGCGACACCTCGCGCGCCTTGCGCCCGTCGTCCAAGGTGAACGCGCCCTGCATGCAGCAAAGGGCTATGAGGCGCATCATTCCAGCGCCTTTAGCCGCTTGCGGTAGTGTCGATCCGCGCTCGACCTGCCGTCAGCCCGCCAGAGCGCTCGCACGTGCGCCGGGTCGCTGTAGCCGTCGAGGAACCCCGGGAGGTGCTTCGACGCCGGGAACTTGCTCGGGATCTCGTACCCCGGAGCGGGTGAGGGAACCACCACACTCCGGGGCTGAGGCGCCCGCAACGCCAAGGAGCCATCCCTGACGAGGCGAGCGATCTGCGGCGCGGTGAGCGCCGGCAGCGGATCCCCCGGCTTGAACTGCCGAGGCAGCCCAGGACCGGGGTTCCCGAATGCTCGTCCCGCGGGGATGTAGTAGTCAACCATGGGTCTGCGCTCCCGTTAGGTGGACTAACTCAGGGCGACGTTGTTGTTCCAGCTTACTTCCCACGCCAGCACGCCAGCCAACTGGATAGCCACCAGTTCGATGGCGTCCCGCGCGGCGCCGAACGTCATGATCGTGTTCCCTGCCACGTTGATCGCCGAGGCCGCTGTGACCACTCGATCGCCGACCGCGTAGACGTCACAGACGAGCACGAGGCGCTGACCGAGGAACGTTGGGATCGCCAGGGTGTTCGTCTCTGCTGCCGCCGTGGTGATCGCAACCACGCCGGACGCGGTCACCGGGATGGCGGCGCCAGTGCCCGGATCCGTGATCGTGTTGGTCGCCAACTGTACCGAAGTCAGAGTGCCGTCGATGACGACGTCTCCGAGGAACTTTCGGTCCTCAAGTACGGGCAGGCTCATGGCCGCCTCCTTCCTGGCCGCTAGGCCACGACCGCGGAGAACAGGTAGCCCAGGGCGGGCGTCGGCACGGTGAACTGCTCGGCGTACACCGCGTCGATCTGCTCCTGGTAGCTGCCCGGGAGGTCGTACCGACGGATCTCCGGGTCGCCAGCACCGCGGAAACGGAACCGCTGCACGCAGGACTGCGGGGTGTACGGAGTCGGGCTCTGCGCGATGTGGCAGAACAGCGCGAACTTGCCCCAGATGAAGGACTTGGACTCAGCCAGCCCCTCTGCCGCGGTGTTGCTGGACGCGCTGCCGACGATGATCCGATCCACGTCCATGATGGCCGCGAGCGCGGAATCAGGCACGATCCCGCCCGTCGAGCCGGTGCGGCTCCAGAGCTCGAGGACGCGATCATTCGTGCGGAGCCCCTTGTAGGCCTCGTACCCGAGGATCAGCGTGTTCGGCTTCTTGCCCGCGTTCGTCAGGGTCGAGTCCTGAGCGATCATCGAGTCGCCGACCGGGTCCGATCCGGCCACGTCCCACCCGGTGCCCGCGGCGGCGGTGTAGCCGGCGAAGGTCGTAGCGTTGAAGAGCAACGACGCCAGGACGCGCTCTCGCACGATCCGGGTATGCGCCATGAGGTGCGCGGTCTTCGCGCGGCGCAAGTCGTTGCCGTTGCCCTCAGCGAACTGCTGGCTCTGCTTGTTGACCTTCACGCCGAGGCCGTGCTGCTGAATCGCCCAGCCAGCGACCTTGCTGATCGTGGTCGGGATGATGTTCGGCTTGTCCATGCCGTCGGTCAGCACCATGTCATCGAAGGGGCTCTCGGCCGCGAAGCCGCCGCCGACGTCGATGAAGTTGCCGGTCATCGTGTCCACGTCGATCACGGGGCACGCCAGCGGGTTGTAGGCGATGTACGACCCGTCGTCCGGCGTCAGGAGCCGAGCGTAGCGCTGGAGGAACTTGTCCTGTGTGTA